TAATAATGTTGAACTCTAACACCACCTGATGTTGTTGCACCAGACCCTGATTCGTTTGATGGCATCGTAATAGTTATAGTTGTACTTGTAGGTACAGTTGTCACCATAAATTTTTTGTCATTAAAATCTGCAGCTGCAAAATTAGAATTGGTTATTGTAGAAAAATTATCCAATAATATAATATCTTGTTCCCCAATATTGTGAGGGCTAGAAAAAGTTATAGTAACTGTTGATGATCCGTTGGTTGTGGTAAATGCACTTGTAAGTGTGGTTGTAGATTTAATTGGATGTATATCATAAAATACACCTCCTGAGTATGCGTATAAAATTCTGTTAGTGCCTATGATTGCATATTTTCTAGCTGAACTGTTTACAAAATGATGAAGTCCTCTACCTGCACCTGTAAGAGCATCATCTCCTAGTTGTTTCCAACCTCCTATTTTTTCAGGTGTTCCATATCTAAATCTAACATTATCGCAGTCTATCCATTGGCCTTCTGCTCCAGTAGCTGTAATTTGTTTATTGATCCCAGGTGCAAACCCTATTTTCTGTAACATATAACCTCATTATAATACTATTTTACAAACGATGGTAGACCCAACATAGGTCGTCCATCAAACTTGTTTTTTTCAGCAAATGGGCCATTTACATGATTATAATGTAGAAATACTTGGCCACAAATGTCCCCGTCAAAAGGCTCTCGCCAATGTTCGAGTTCACAGCCACTATATACTAGCATATCGCCAACATCAAGCAAGACTTTAGTGCCTTCTGGGGCTCCTGGCTTAACAATGTTTTTATACTCATCTATGACGTTGTTAGCCCCCGTGCCGTCGATAAATATAGGCCAAGGGTTTCCACCAAGATTTAATGTTGTAGATATTTCACAAGATGGTCTATCTTTGTGTCTTCTTAGTATGTCTCCTCTTTTATAGATTCTAGCATAAGAATAAGTTGGTATTAATTGTAGTCCTGTCTCTTGTTGCATTTTTGGTAATACTTTCATTAGCAAAGTTTCCATCACCATATCTGCATAATGTGAATAGGTATTTGGTATCTGTTTATCTGTCCAAGTTCCAAGAGAACCATTATCGTAAGTTATGTTGTTTTTGTACATAAAATCTACAGCATCTCTTTTGAGCAAAAAGTAATTAAATATAAAATTAGCCAGCTCATACGGCACCGCATTTTTGATTACTTGAAATTTATTGAAAGCCATGTTGTATAAAATTAAAACTTACTGATATTCTTATATCATTTGATTTGTTTAGTTCAACATTATGCCAAAGATAAAATGGAAACATTATAATTCTACCCTCTTGTGGTTGTAGGTGAACTTCTCTCCACAAATGTTTTGGTGGTTGTCCTTTTATTCTTGCGGGCATGTTTAATTGAATTCCAGGTCGTGGGTCATTACAAACTAATTTACCAGAATCTTTTGGTGCTTTTATGTAATATACTCCGCTAAATAAACTATTAGGATGTATGTGTGGGGCGTTATAACCTCCTGGTGGGTTTATATTAGCCCACATGTTGCCTAACACTGGTTCTCTATCCAGCCATTCTTCTTTCCATATATCATTCATCATTATAAACAATTCTTTTACTAAAGGTTCAAATACAGGAATCTTGTGCATTTCAGTTGTAGAATGCCAACCATTACGGTTTGTTTTTTTAACACCAGGATCTCTTTTAGACCATTCTATTATCTCACGTTCAAATAATCTATTATCTAATTTAACATCTTTACCATATATAGTTGTTGGAAAAAATTGTTCTTTAATCATTTTTATCTTTTTTAATATTAAATATATCAGGAGCCATATTAAAACTTATTCCCCATTTAGTTTCTTTACTATCATGTCTTTCTGCTCCATGTTTTAAAAAAGACGAAAACAAAGCAAACTTACCTTTTTCGGGTTTTATTTTTTTATTAATACCTGGAAACTCTAAGTATTGAGAATGACTATTTAAATAAATAACTCCTGACCATACACAATATTTGTGGTCGTGAAAAATTGTCTTATGGTTTGTATCTACACAATAACCCCAAGAATCTATTAAACCATAAAGATTTGTTTTACATCTAGTATCAATATATTTAGAAAATTTTTCTAAAATATTAATAAATTTTTTGTCAGAATTAAAATAATTGTATGATGTCACCTTATCTCTCACATTAGTTTTAAAATTATTATTATCTTCTCTCTCCACACCTTTTTTAATCTCATTAATAAAATACTCTGAGTCAATATCTATTAACCCTTCTACAAAAAAATACTCAGACAATGCTTCATCTTCAATGTGATTTTGTATTATCATTTAAATGGTCTGCCTCCAAACCAAACAACCAAAGATTGTCTAACACCTTTTGTAACTGGTTGTACTCTATGATTTATAAAAGACGCAAAGCATAATGCATTACCTTGTTTTAATGGTGCAAATCTATTAGGTCCCCCTATTTCTAAATGTCCTCCTTCAAATTCTGATTCATGGTTTAATAACAATGTCATAGATATTTTTCTAACAGGCGGCTCGTGTTCCATATGTGTATCACAATCCATATGCCAATCATAAAATCCTCCTACAGGGTATTCTGTAAACTGTGCATTTTCTGTAATCCTAATATCATCAAAACCAAAATGATTTAAATTAGCTCTTTGTATGAATCTGTCTAAATCTTGATACATGTGTCCCATTTCTTTAAACGGTATCCAAGATATTGTCGTAACTCTTTTGCTTGTGTCTGTGCCACCACCAGGTTTATTCATTCCAACTTGTGCTTGTTGAGGAGGCTGTCTTCTTCCACACTCAATAATTTGTCTACATTGATCTGGTGTAAATAATGGTTGTGTTGTTTGTATAATCCAACTTTTCCATTTAGGTTCTTTTATAATTTGATTGTCGTACACTATTCTACTCCTCTGTTAGTTATTGGATTGTATTGTACATCACAGTTAGCAGCGAGTGTTCTTCTAGTATCTGGTCCATTAAAAGGATAAACACAGTGTCTCATGTCATAAGGAAAAATAAAAAAATCACCTACTTCTACATTTGGCTGATAATCTATGTTAGCAAATTGTCCACTAGCACAGCCTAATATTTGTAACTTTCCATTTTGTGGTGCGTCGTCTGCTGAATATTCTACACCAAAAGACTTTGGTAATTTTAAAATCATAACAGAAGATAAACCTGTAAATAATGTTCCTTGATGCACGTGCACTGGATTGTATTCATGCTCTTTCATTTCATTTACCCACATAGAATTTAATCTTATGTCATACTCTTTAACTTTATTAAAATTTAAATAATGAGTAAACTTACCTAAAAACCATTGTAAAACATCCAAAGGTATTTCTTGATGTCTTTTCATTTTTGTTTCATCACTACCACCATAAAACAAACTATGTTCTTTATTTATTTTACCAACTAATTGTTTATTAGCTGGAGGCAAACTATTTATTTTTGTTTCATATGTAGAATTTATTGCGTGTTGAATAACGGCTGGAGTTTTATATCTTAATACCGATTGACCTAAAAATGTAAAATTAAAATCTAATGTGTCCATACTTTTCTCTAATAACTTTAGGTATTCTATCCTTATAGGAATTAGGTATTTTTTGTATTGTTGATCTAATGGTGTGCATATCCTTTCCTAATACTGTATCGTCATAACCTATACCATTAATATTTAATTGTTGCAAGTTCTCAAATTTGTGTGGATAATATGGCTCATTCATTAACTGATATATTTTTTTTATCTCAGGCTCAGGATTAGTAACTAAATCATCGTATTTAATGTAACAACATAGGTGTTGATAATTTAATGAATTTTGCATCGCTGTTAAATTTTTACCAATTGCTCCATCCTTTGACATTAAAACCGTAAGTTTTTCTTCGTCATTAGAACCAAATTTATTAGGAAATGCATCGGGGTTTTCTGTATACCATTTTATATAACTTGCTAATACATCCATAAGATTTCTTAATAAAACAATGCATTTATAAGAACGTTTAAAATATTTTGGCATCAATGTCATATTGCCTTCTGTTAAAACTGGGCCTCTATCTATAATTATACGTTGAGGCCAATCTTTATAGTAACTATCATAGACAGAACTTAATACGTTATCTAAAGATTTATGGTCAGGAAAATTTTTAAATGTCTCATCTTCTTTTAACAAATATAATCTTTTCATTATTTCTAATGTAATAGAATTACCAGTGCAAGCTATCTCTGGATTTTGGTTTAGTATTGACGCTAATAAAGTATTTCCAGATCTAGGTTGTGCTATTAAAAAAAATAACTTTTTATTTTTCTTTTGCTCCAAGGTCACTTGTTAATTGCTCTTTCTTATTGTAAATCATTTCTCCTGATTTTTTAACTCTTTCTATACTTTTTAATTGACCTAACACATTAAACACTTCAGGTTGTGATGATCCTGATGTTAATGTTTCTGCTTTGTTTTTCATAATTAAATGATAAGAATCTAATTGATGTCTATTAACATCTTTAGTATCAAACGTACCATCATCAAATTCTTTCTTTAATGTAGACCAAAGTTTAATTTCTCTCATTCTGTCTTTTGCAACAAGTTGCATGTTAGCAAGACCGTATCTAGATTCATCTAAATCTATTTGATATTTTGTTAGTTTATATTCGTCTTTTTCTGTTTCTATTTTTTTCTCCAACCATTTAATTTTAGCTTCTTGTCTCCTACAATCAAAAGATAGACTCATTAAATTTTCTAAAAAGACATTTTGCTCTCTTACACACTGCCAATATTTTGCAGCCTTTGTTGGATACTTCATATCTTGTAAAACAGACATTCTCATTTCTGTCTCTGTTCTAAAAACTTGTTTTTTGGTCCATGTGTCACGAAGCTCGGCTGTCATAGCCTTAAACTCTTTTACATCGCTTGGATCCAATAAATTATTTAAGCTTGGTGCTTCTTTTTCTATAAGTGCATGTATATTTCTTTTTTCTGTCATATTAATCCTTTCGTAGATGACTATATATTATATTAACTAGTTGTCAAGGTAGACGCTGTTTGTTGTTCAAATTCTCCAGTAAATTCTTCTGTTGTAGCAGTTCCTGAAGCAGATGGAGCTGGACCTATTCTACCACCAAATGCAATTGCAGCAGCTTGAGTTCCTGTGTTTGATCCACCAGGAAACTGTCTACCTAGTGCTAAACTTGGAGCAGTTGTCCAACTAGATCCGTCGTAATAATAACATTCGTCTGAATAAGGTGATGCACCAAAACCTAACGCTGCTGTCTGACTGCCAGATAAACCAATTCCAAATACAGCTGTTGGATAATTTCCTCCTGATGTCCAACTAGAGCCATCATACTCCTCTGTGTTATTTGTCATAGGTGGACTGTTATTTCTTCTACCACCCACAGATAATGCTGCTGTTTGTGATCCTGTTCCTGCATTGTAATATTGTGGAGCTGCTAAGTTTCCACCTGCTGTCCAAGACGAACCACCAAATTCCTCAGTGTCATCGCCACCACCTGGAGCTGGATCACCACCAAAATATAAGGCTGCCGTTTGTGTTCCAGCAGATCCACCCGAAGATCTAGCTGTGCTTAAATCTCCAGTTTCTGAAAAAGTACTTCCATCGTATGTTTCTGTTTGTCCATATTTTGTAGATGAATTATAACCACCAATAGCTAAACCTGCTGTCTGAGTTCCTGCACCTTTAACTGCATATCTTGCTGGAGTTAAAGTTGCTGGAGTATCAGACCAACTTGTTCCATTATATTCTTCTGTTTCATTCTTATCTCCAGGACCATTTCCTCTAGGTCCTGCTACCGCAGCTGTTTGTGTTCCAAAACTTAAAACATCTTCTCCTTGTTGATTCATGTTACCACCACTAGCCCATGCTGCCGCAATTGTGGTTGTAGTTTTTGCAGTAAATTCTTCTGTAGCATTTAAGACTGTAGAATCAGAACCACCAAAAAGTATCCCTAAACTAGATGTTCCACCACCTGCAACTTGTCCTCTTTTCGTTGCAACAGCAGTGGTATTACTCCAAGAAGTTCCATCATATAATTCTGTATTTGTTACAGATACATTAGGTGGAGAATTTCTACCGGCCATTGCAATAGCAGCTGTTTGAGTTCCGCCCCCACCAAGTCCAAATCTACCAGTATTTAACGCACCACCAGCAGTCCAAGATGTTCCATCATATTCTTCTGTTGCTGTAGTACTTGTATTAACTGGAATAACATTACCACCAAAAGCTAAAGAGGCACTTTGTGGTGCTTGATTAGCAGAAGCTAATTCTGCTCTAGATGTGCTCATATTATTTTGTTCTGAATAAGCACTTCCATTATATTCCTCTGTATCTCCAGTCATAGTTGGGTATGTTGTATATCCTCCAAATATTAAACCTGCTGTTTCTACACCAGAGGCACCCATTAAATTTCTTGCGGTTCCTAAAGTTCCTGAACCTGAGCCCCATGAAGAACCATTATAGTCTTGTGTTGTATTTACACTAGAAGTTGTTGGTTGCAAATAACCGCCAGCTCCAACTGCTGCTGTTTGAGTTCCTATTGCACCTGCACCATAAATAACAGATGGATAGTTTGGAGTATTTGACCATGAAGTTCCATCGTATTCTTCAGAGGAATTTGTTGATGGACCAATATATCCTCCCCATCCTAAAGATGCGGTTTGAGTTCCTAAACCAGACAATAATCTTCTAGCGGTGTTCATATTACCACCAGACGCCCATGATTTTATTTGAACAAGCGTTTTATTAACTCCCTCTGTAGAGTTAAACCAAACCTGTCCTTCATAACTAGAATCTAACGTGGGGTCAGAAGATACTACCTCTACTCGTTTACCATGTATTTCTTCGTATGTAGCCATTCAAAAATTCCTTATGGAAGAGTTACATCACTAGGTCTTGGTCTAATTGGATTTGCTTTTTCTTCATCAGACAAAGCATCCCACTCAGCTTGTGCTGCTTGAACTTCAGCGTCAACTAAAGCTTGTGCTTCTGCTTTTGTCTTTTCAACACCGTTCTTTTCAGCTAACCACAAAGCGCC